TTTTTAGCCTATCTCGGCTCAAACTCCGCTAGATCAAAACCATCTAAACTATCTTCATTTGATTCAAAATTCACAGGAGGTAAATTATTCTTACGTTGCTCTATTAATTTAGACTGTTCTGTTGACTGCTGACTTACTCGTCTGTCTTTTGCTTTTTCTCTATCTTGCTCTCTTTGACTTAAATTAGATTGCTCTAATCCTTTTAACTGCATTTGAAACTCAAACTCCGTTTGCATCAACTCTCTTTTTAGTTGAGCTTCGTTTTTAAGCTTCTCAATTTCAAAAGCAACATCAGCTTGTCGGTATTGTATTTTAGCTTGAGACTCCATTTGTATTTTCTGCATCTCACCTTGAGATTTAGCTTGCTGTGCTTGCATTTGCATTTGAGCTTGCATCTGTTGCTCTTGCTGTTTCTGTTGTTGTTCAGCTTCCTGTCTTTTTTTACGTTTTAATTTTAAAAGCTGATTGGCCATTTTAAGATTATTCAACTCCCTAATATCTATAGCGTCTTCTAGGCTAATATCTTTTTGTGATAATGCCATTTGAATATTTTGCTCAAGCATAGCTTTTTGTTCTTCATCAGGAGCCATTTCTATAAATATACCAAAGTCGTACAAGTATAAATCTTTTATATCTTCTAATATTTTTAAATTATACTTTCCTATTTGCATAGCAAACTCATCTTTAAAATCTGCATACTCTAATATGTCTGCTGTTCTAATAGCTAAACATTCTGCTATTGTTCTTGTTATATATAAACTGCCTTGAAGTACATGCCTAGTTGCTGTATTAGAATTTAAAGCTGCTAATTTTTGAACACCGACTAAAGAGTTAGGATCTGGTGTTGATCCGTCTCTGGCTTCATTTAATCCAGTTACTGCTCTAATCATATCTAAATAATGATTATAGTTAGCAATAAGCATTTGCATTTTACTAGCACCGCTATTAGACGTTAATTGTTGTATTGGCACTCTAGCGTTATTAAACTCACCATCTTGAGTATAACTTCTGCCAACTACACTACCGGTTTGGAAATATAAACGCAATGCATCTTCAGGATTATATGCGTTTCCTGTTCCTAAATCAACTTCGTTCAAACCATCAGCGTCAATGAATACACCGTCTGGCACAACTCTTGATACCACTTGTTGGATTTTAAGATGTGTCATTTGTATTAAATCTGCAAACGGAATCATTCTTCTAACTAAAGACTCTAAAGATCCTTTGTACATTCTAGGTGCTGATGCAACATAATTAGGCATAGCAAATTGGTTAGAGGATTTAGGTCTTACCATGTTTTCAGATAATTTCCATTGCAGAACAATATTAGTTCCCATAACCATAACACCATCATACCATACGTCAATTCTTTTAGTTACCTTTTCAAACTTTCCTTCTTCCATCATTTCCTGAGGAGGATTAAACTGATCGTCTTTTTCAACCGTCTTGTATGATCCGTCTGCTAATTTTTTTCTTTTGTAGACAAATGAATGTGTTGTTTTATAATTAAAATACATTAATGTTGCAGTATCTCTATAGAACATGCTGTTCTCGTAAAACTGCGCAGTATTAAAATAATTATACCATGATTGACTGTACTTAGCAATCTGGTTTAAATCGTCATTTGTCAGATCTGGATCAATTTTAATTAGTTCTGTCATTGGAACTGTTTTTATTTCACCCCAATAAAAGCAATCTTTAAAATACGGATCTTCCGTATAACTATAAACAACATTAGCTGGATCTACATAATCTAGTTTCACACCAGAGCCAGGTAAAAATTCATGTTTAGTAATTCCAATACCTATTGTTGTTAAATCGTAATCAACTCTACTTCTAATATCATTATAATGGTTTTCAGCCATTAACGTATCAATAGCCGTTTCTTGTGCTATTTCAATAGCAGGCTTGTATTTCATTTGCATGAACAACTCCATTTCATCATCACTTTCTGGTAGTTCATCTGGATTCAATGTAAATGCATTAACATTAAAATCTGCTTGTAGTTGTTCAAATAAAGGTTTTGCTAATACTTCACCTTCTACCATTTCTTGAAACTCATTTCTTTTCTCAGCAGACAATGCGTCCTCAGCGTAGGCCTTAACTTTAAAAAGTCTGTCTGACATTCCGTTTACCACGATGTCGACAAACTTTGGGATTATAGGTACGGGTGACCAATCTAAATTGAGATAACTTAAGTCGCCATCTATTGCTAATTCATTTTTGTATTTTGCTACGGATTGCTCTCCTCTAGCATACAAACGTAATCGCATGAACTCGCTCCATTGACTATAAAATCTACATGAGCCGCTGTCTCTTCTAAACCATTCGTATTGTATTGCTTGACCTATTTGTAATCCATACTCTACAGTGTCTTTTGTAGCGTCAGAAACAAATTGATCTGGAAATGCAGCAGCCTGTATATCTATTGTTACTTCTTTCATTTATTAAGTAATTGACTTACTGAGTTCTTGTTGTTATATCTTGCAAAGTTAATGCTTATTTTTGATTGTTTTTGAACGGGTGTATACAAGTGTTTTTGATTTGCCATAATTGCTAAACCAGAACTAATTGCAGCATCAAACTTTGTTCTGTTTGTTATGTCAAATTTAGCCCAGTCTTCTAGTGTTCTTTGAAAATACATACTACCTATATCGTCTTTTTCTCTATAATCTCCTTCAAAATCTAATCCTACATATTTCTCAATATACGACTCAATCGCTGAGGCGTGAGATTGCTTAACATCTTCAGATGAATTTGGAATACCTCCTAATTCTCTTTCAGTCTTAGATAACTTATTATAAGTTTTATCCGGTCTGTTTAAACAAAAGCCTCGGTATCCTCTATTTTTAAAATGATACAATAAACGAGGTTTATTATTTTCACATAATATTGGCATGCCATAAAATATACACGCCATTAAAACTTCTTCAAAAAATATCTCAGCGGTTTGAGGTCTGGCAATATATTCTAAAAAGAATTCATTACTAGGCGCATCATCCATATTAAATTTTGTCTGCCCATGTAAAGCTCCGTTAGAACCTTTACCTACTACAACTCCTGAAATATCATAAGAGTCACAGCCAAACGATCCAATATGTTCATTCCCTGGATACATCTTTCCACCCTTCGTAATCACATTGTTTTGAAGAGAAGCTTTAGGGATGTAAGTTACAAAAAATCTACCTCTTTTATTTGGGCTCCAGATTACCTTAGAATCTTTTATACCATCTTTCCAATGAAAAGATCCTTGTGTCATAAAATGCCCCATGTTTATAGAGTCATTATAATCTATTTGTTGGTATATTTTAGTTAAATTAAACAACGACTGTTTGCTTTCATCTCTAAAGGCATGTGATTCTGTTCTTGGAAACTGTCTATAAAATTCATTTAAAGCATCAGGATCAGAAGTTAATGATTCAACCTCATTGCTCCAGTAGTCTACAGCACCTTGTTTAATAGGTTCTTTGTCTATTCCTTTAACAGGCTTGTCAGGATTTTTGAATACAGGCATGCCATACATGTCAATAAACCCTTCCATATTCCACTCCATAGGAATAAACAGATTATATAAACCGCTTTTTGTTTGTCCGTTAGAGTTTCTGTTTCTGCAATCAGATGACTCAAATAAATCTTTAAAATTTCTACCACCTTTATCTAACGCATTTGATGTAGATCCCATCATACACTTACCTATAACTTTACTACCCAATCTTAAACATGTTTTAGTAACACGCCAGTTATTTAATATATTTTCTGGCCTCTCCCATTTACCGCTTTCATCATGTATTAATAGTTGTAATTTTTCACCATCATAACTGTTATCAGATGTGTTCTTCCAGTCAATTGTTGTATCTAATCCCTCAAGCTCCTCTTCACTTACTGTATACATATTCTTTTTAGTAATCTTAGAAGCTGGAACTCTATAAGCCAATTCTGTTTTAGGCTTATCCATACCATCTTGTATAGGCTTAAAAAAGAAAGGATAGTTGTTTGATATAGGTACTATCTTGTCAGTAAACATCTTCTTTGCATCCGCACCAGTTTTTGATAGTATACCTATTCTAGAATCTTTAGTGATTGTAGCCGTATTCACGCCCTCACACGAGCTCATAAATGAAAATCCTGAACGTCTTATTTTTAAGTAACACATACCAAAACTTCTTTTATCAGCTTTGCATGCCTCCCAAAATATATAAAACAAACGATTTGCCTCTCTAAAGTCTGGATGGCCAACGTCAATCTTTGTCCATTGTAAATACATGTAATGTGTTCCTGTAATGTAAGTAGGAACCCCGTTATTCATAAACCAAAAACCCTCTTCTCTTTTATCAAACTCTTGCTCGATATAATCCACCCATTTGTTTTTGAATTGTATTGGCGCTTCATGCCACTGAAATATTGACTGTATTCTTTTTAGTTCTTTACTTATTTCAGACGCTTCCCAATATTGATCTTCTTTCTTTTTTGACCTTGAGTATACTTTTGTAGGAGGTTTTGGTAGCGCAATATGCAGGCCATTTATTTCTATAACATCACCTATTTGACCTGATTTAGATATAACAACAAAATTATATTTTTCGTTATAACCATAAACCCAAGTTCTTGCTTTATTTTTTGTAGATAAAACATTTTTTGGAACTACTCTAGTTAGTGTAGTATATAAGTTATTTAGATCTTGATTCAGCAAATCCTTTAGGTGTGTTATTTTTAGTTACATCTATACCCTCTAGTAATTGCTTTTCGTCTTCTATACGTTTTAAGATTTCAAAAGCATCAAAGATGGCTAGTTTTTTTGTAGCTGCCGCATTCTTTAATCTATCCGCCGCCAGCTCATCATCCTTATCATATTTAATAATATCTTCTTTTGCTACTTTGATTAGTTGTATAACAGCCTTTTCACCGGCCTTTATGATTTGTTCTTTAATTTCTTTTGTATTCATTACATAATCATAGTTATGTTATCTGTAAACATTCTATATAGCTTTTCATCTTCTACATAAAACTCATACTCTGACTCTGGAGTAAAAGACACTTCGTCTCCCACCCTTACACCTAAGTTTTTTAACTCTTTGTTATTATATTTTACAATACCCATTAAAGGTTCTTCTTTACCAGTCTTTCCTAAAAAAGATTTTTTTGGCGGAATAGGTTTTATAAAACAATATTTAGAATGGCTTTTCCACTCTTCTTTATTATAATACAAAAAAAATTGATCAAAGTCAATAAAGAATAAATCATCTTTGAAAAAGCTTTTACCACTTTTCTCACGCCCATACATGTCATTGTAATATTTAAAAACATTATGATGTACTAAAAGTATATCTCCTGTATTAACATCTCCTGAATAATTTATTGGAGTTGACACCACCTGCGCATAGCGATTAGCTGTTTTGTGATCTTCTTTAGATACGCTAATTAAAAAATCTAAGTCGCCTATTTTCTTTACGTTATCATACCTAGTACCATTTACAGGACGTACGATAAATGAGAATGGTGATTGCATTAAAAGTTTATATTATATTCTAAAGAGATAGGCATTGTAGTTTTAAACTCTTTCCATATAAGAATTTCTTGATTTTTTTCTATCCAGATTTTATATGATTTTGAAGATGCGTCGTGTTGTATTAAATGAATTACATAAGATCCCCCAAGTACATCTTGCCCTGTTATATAGTGCATAGCTCCAGACTTATAGTCTGCTCCTATTGAAATCTTTCTAATGTCCATTTAATTAAAATGTAGAATCTAATTTTAGCTTTCTGTATGTAATATTTATATATAAAGTTCCATTTCCTTCGCTTGGACTAGCCAACCCACCTAAAGTTATTCCTGCGTTTTCTGTAATAAACTCAGCAGGTGAAGGATCATTTTTATATACTTTTTTACTTGCAGCATTTAATAAAAGTAGTGGCAACGGCTCTTGAATAGCGCCTTGCGTTATATTTAAAGTGTTTACAAAATTATAAGGAGTTGACCCTGGAATGATTAAACTTACAATCTGGCTAACATCATACACATAACCGTCTCCAGGAGGAGCTAGCAATGTGTATGGTTGTGCTGCAATTACTTTTAAATACGTTTCTGGAACAGATATTGTAACGGACGTAGTGTTTAAACCAAATAAAGTTTGTAAGTTTTCTAACGTACAAGTTTTAGTGTTTAAATTGTTTTCTGCATCAGTTAGCACAAAGTAATCCGGCAGTGTAGGAATTATACTTGAGTACGCTGTGGTATTACTTATTCTAGCCATTGTTTTATTTTATAGGTTCCGCTTCTACTGCTTGCGGTTTTTTAGTGACAATACCTGTTGCTAAATCAATAACAGCATCTTGTCCATATTTCTCCGCTAATTTTTTCTCTTCAATACCAAACGCACCTCTTAAGTCTTCTAAAGCTTTTAGATTCATTTGCTGTCTTAATACATTATCAGCAATCTCTAGTTTAGCTTTAGTAAAGTCTTGGTTTAGTTCTTGAATTTTTTTTAATTCGTCTTCAGTTAATTTAATTTCACTCATTTTAATTTATTTTTAATGTTAATTTTATTTATGTAAATATAGTAAATATATTATTCTTCTTCAGGCGGTGCTGGAGGGACTGGGTTATCCCATGTAAAGTATAAATCCTCATCAATAGGATGCTTCTCTAAATCTATTTGCTTAGATAAACTTGCTTCCATATCACTTACAGACAGGCCTGCTTTTAACCAGCTAATAACAACATTCTCAAATCCTTCGTCATCTGCGTAAGGAACAAAAGGTGTTGATGGATCGTACTGTAAAGAGTAAGTTCCTATTTGACTAGCGGTGTATTGCGAGTCTTTGTCGTCTTGAGCGGTATACGTCCAATGTACTGTGTAGATTACGTTTTGATTCCCATCTTCTTCTATACGGGCGTTCATTTGATTTATTGTCCATTTATAAAAATTTGCCATAGTTTAATATTTTTACAAAGATAATTATTTATTTTTTAATAATTCTATTTCTGCTTTTAGTTCTTGTATTGCTGCAACTAGTAATGGAACTATTTTAGAATAATCAACACTTTGCATTTGTTCATCATCTTTATTTCCATTTACAGCCTGAGGCAACACTTCTTGAAGTTCGTGAGCTACTACCCCATAAGTTCTTTCATCAGCAGATTTCCACTTATAATCATATACTTTAATATTGGAAACTAAATCTAAGCCTTTAAAATCTTTTAAATCTTCTTTTAATCTATAGTCAGAAGCTGATAAGTATGAAGTTACACCTGTCGCACCATTTACTGTAATTTGACCACAATAAGCAGATGCAGAATTTCTGAAAACTATTGCGCCTACATTAGTATTAGCGGTTGTTCCTGTACGGATGTCACATACGTTACCTGAGCCTGAAGACGCTGCAATAACTAATCGTGTTGCTAAAGTTGGGTTTAAATCACCTATTCCAACTATACCGTCAGAAGTAATTATCATCCTTGTAGATGGAGCTCCACCACCTGAATTTGTGTGAAACTCTAAATCTCCAACATCATCTGCATTTCCTCTAACTGACCTAATAGAACACATTGGGTCTGCTTCTGCTTGACTATGAAAATCAATTCTCCCAACATTATCGGTTGCATTGTTACCGAGTCCCGTTATTTGTAAAATACCCTCTCCACCTGATGTGCTTCCTTTTATTGATAATACAGTATTACTTGCACCAAAAGTTCCATTGTTAGAAGGATTTCCAAACATTACTTGAGTTCCAGTTCCTTCTTTAAACATCATTTTATATACTCCATGCGTAATGTCTCTAAGGCCAAAATAATCATTACTAACAGCTGATTGACCTAAAGACCATAACCAGCTTTGAGATCCTCCCGCAACTCTTGTCATTCTAATTCCACATTTATCAGTATCAGCTGTAACATCGTATTGGTTGTAAATGTGTAAAACCGCTGACGGTGCGGTTCCGATTCCTACGTCTCCATCTTTATCAATTGTCATTCTTCTTTTTGGGCCCGTACCGTCACCTGTAGCAAACGTTAGTTCCCCAACATTCCAATTACTATCTGCTCCACCTCCAGTTTTTACACCGTATATAGCTGCATAAGCATGATTATATGTATTAGATGCTGATCTAGCACCAAAAAATATTATAGGTGAAGGAGCGTTATTAGCATTATTATTATTAGCTAAAAACAACCCTCCTTGTACGCCATTAGTTCCTCCGAAACCTGAAGCATTGTGAGTAACACCTATATTGTTTGTTGTTGTTTGATTATTAGATGTCCCGTCTAAGTAGGCTAAAGACGCACCCTCCATGGCTAGATTCGTGTTGAGAGCAAATTTTGGAGTAGTATTTCCTATTCCAAAGCGGGAATTATAAAATGTAGCCATTTGACCTGCGGTATCAAAAAACGCTATAGATTCCGCACCTCCACTTGTTCCTCCTTTTATTTGTAATCTATCTGTTCCTGCTCCAAAACCTATCATATCAATAGTCGCACTTCCAGTATTTCTTACACCTTGTAAAAACTTACCATTGGTTGTTATCTTAACATCACCAGAACTACCTATATTAAATTTTTGTGTAGTTGTTCCTGAGTTACTTGTGTAAAACTCAAAAGTAGTGTTACCACCTGTTGATTTAGAATATATTTCAGCAGAACCTGCTGTCGAATTATATTGTAACTGTAATGAGTTGTTTGTGCTTGCTGTAGCACCCATAATATACATTATACCTGAGCTACCAATAATTGTTCTTATGGCATCGTTGGTTCTTATAACCATAGAATCGTCATCATGGTTATAATATAATTGTCCAACATTATGATCTGTTGGCGATGCAAAACTTACTACTCCCGTGCTATCTGCACCACTTCGAATTGTTAAACCACAATCCGTGTCGTTTTCTAAAACTAATTCATCTGATGCAGTACCTAATGTGGTTCCACCATTACTGCCTTTAAAAATATGTACTTTACCATCAGGATCATTTGTTCCTATTCCTAATTTATTGTCGTTTGTAAATCTTGCAGTTTCCAACCATCCACCATCATAACCCATAAAAGCTATATCACCTGTTGCAGTTCTTGCGGCAATAACAGCAGTTGTTTCATCTGTTCTGTAGCCTATTGTTAACCCTTTTAACTGCCCACCACTTTCGCTAAAACTGGCACTTGTCAAAGAATTTGGAATTCCAGTATTTAAACCATCTTTTTTTACTACTAAATTACCGTCACTTGGATTTGTAAAATTTCCAATTCCTACATTTTGAGAGCTATCTATAATTACAGCATTTGTAGAGTTGGTTCTAAACTGTAATTTATTACTTACCGTGCTTCCTTCAATAGAGGTTGCACCAGCTGTGCCCCATGACAAATATTTACCGCTTGCAATTAAAACTTCACCGCTTATATTTTCGTCACTTAATATTCTTATTGCCATATCTTTTTATTTTAACATAATGCTGGGTAACCTGAGTCCACTATTCCTTGATTTGATGATATTTTTATATACGATCTGTTGCCTAACCCAGTCGCTGAATTTATATTATAATAACCTGCCAGTAAAACTGTATTTCCTGCTGCGTCAGAAGTGCATCTATCTCCTGCTGCCGGTAGACTGCCACTACCATTATGGTAATACGTCTGCGATAATCCAGGGTTTGATCCATTAAATGGACACGCCTGGTTAAACACTCCCATCACTGAAGATGAGTATGATGTAGTTGTAGGAAAACTTCTTCCATAAAACTCAGAAAATTTATGTGGCGCAACCTGATTTACAGGAGGACTAGCAGTTGCATATATTTTAACCAATGATCCTGCCGCTGGCGTTGATGCTCCAGCCAACTTAGTGTTAGCTGTATTACCTGCTCTAGACGCTTCTACGTTTATCATATTTGCCGATATTGGATTTCCTGGTTGTGGTAATGCCATTATTTTATTTTTTTATCATACATATCGCTATATATCTATCATTTGTTGTTGAATTTTTATAACCATGTTTGAAGTCCCAATTATTTAAATACATAATACCATCTGAAACAGATGTAGGCGCTTGTTTTAATTTTACATCTTGAACATCATAAAATTCTGTAGATGTACCACTATCAATTAAATTTATAATAATAACACCTAATATATCTTCATTATCAAAATGAGGTATTAATTCAAAGTTAGGTAAGTTTTTTTGTATTTCAATATAAAGCACATAAGGTTGAGATATTTTTTGATCTATTACTTTTTTATTAAAACATGCGCTTATTTCTTTTATAGCATTCTCATCAGTACAGTAAAATCTACCTGTATCTTTTTCTTCGTAACTCAAATTTTCATAATCTAAAACAGGCAACGGGTTTATGGAAGCTTCCCACAAATCTAAACCGTCTATATACTGTGTATTACTTATATCTAAACTCATATTAATTGTTTTCTAATTCTTTAACTCTAGCTTCTAATTCTTGAATTGATTTTATCAATACAGGAACTAACTTACTATAATCTACAGCTTGTAATTTTTCTTCATCTTTATTACCTACAACAGCTTGTGGAATTACTTCTTGAAGCTCGTGTGCAACAACACCATACATTCTATTATCACTTTCCTTCCATTTAAAATCATATACTTGTATTTGCTCTAACAAACTCATACCATCAAAAGATTTTAAATCTTCTTTCAGTCTGTAATCAGATGTATTAGCATAAAATATATCTGTACCGTTTGTTGTTATATAACCAACTTGTGTTGTACTGTAATAAAAATCAAAAAACGAAGGCGAAGTATTGTCTACTCTGTATCTTGCGCATCCAGAACCACCATCTGTGCCTGTATAATAATTAAAGATGTTGTAAGCTCCAGTTCCGTTTTGTATACTAATCCAACCAGTACTACTTCCATAACTAGCGCTAGTGTTTGTTTGATTAAGATTAATTCTACCTTGGTTACTAATTATTAAAGGCATTCTATTGTTGCTAGTGTCTCTAACATATATAGCCCCAATCTCTCTTCCTGTTACTGGAATACCATCTGTTGACTTTACATTGAAACAGTAAGCTCCTGAATACAATCCACTACCATTGTCCATGTAGCCTAATTTAAACTGACCATTTCCATGATTCCAATAACTAGGTGTAGCATTACTATTAAACAACCCATCAGATGTATAAGCTGTATTAATACCCGATTCTATATATACTCTTGTAGCGCCACCTGCTTTTAGTTCCATGAAATCACCAAAGTGTGTGTAGGCAACTTGCCCTCTATCTTTAGCATCTGAATCACCAAAGAGCAACGAAGAGGTTGCACTATTAATATTAGATACTATTGCTATTTTTGGATTAGCTGTACCGCCTATTTCTAAATTGTAATTAGGCGAAGTCGTTCCGATTCCTACGTTGCCGTCTTCATCTTGAGAAAAACCTACTGAATTGAATGTAACAGTTGATCCAGCTGGCGAGGCGCCGTTAGCCCCATATATACTTAATGTTTGAGGTTGAGTAGTGCTATCGTGTAAACCTACAATTTTAAAAGCTCCTCTATTTGTACTTCCATATACAATATTACTTCCATCATAATAGCACCCCAAAAGAATATTTGAATTCCAAGCTGCATCTTGATGTAATGCCATTTTATTTGTTCCTTGAACTAAAACCTGAGCATCGCTAGATTTATTAACGTGAAGAGTTGTAAGAGGCGAATCCGTTCCTATTCCTACGTCTCCATCTGCAACTGTCATTGTTACACCAGTTGATGAACCAGCACCAAAATTCATTTTATCCCCATTATGTAGATAATCAATAAAACCACCTACTGAGGAACCATTATCATAAAATTTAATTCTTGCACTTCTATTAGCTTGCGCTGCATCAAATCTTAACTCAGGATCTCCACCAGCATCTGATTTTATTCTTACTGTTGGATCAGCCATACCACCTATATCTAATTTAGTACCAGGCGAAGTCGTTCCGATTCCTACGTCCCCACCAGCTGTAATACGCATCTTTTCTGAAAAAGTAACAGTATCCCCAACACTAGAGGGCAAACTAGCACTACTCCATGTAAATATGCCATCCTCCATTGCATACAACATTGGAAGTTCGTTAAGATATCTAGCGGTAAATGTTGTACTACCAGCTGTTATAGTAGCATTTGTACTAAAATATAAATTTGATTTCCAAGGTGCGCCTGTAATGGTATTTCCTTGTCTTCCTATTTCTAAAGATCGATAATCTGCTGAAGGTGTTCCACTTGTGCCACCAGCACCAATTATAATACTTCCTCCGCCATCTATAAGCATTCTTTGTGCAGCAGCACTATTGTTAGAAGTTGAAAAAGACATATATTCAACCGTAGGATTTGTGTAATATTTTATTTGACCTGAAATAGCTGAAGTACTAGGGTTTAAAAAATTAATTTCTTCAGCCCTAGAAAAATCATTTGATTGTATGCTTAATTGTGTAGGCGAAGCTGAATTATCTTTTATATGTAAAACACTAGTAGGCGAAGTTGTTCCGATCCCGACGTTGCCATCGTTTTTAATAAACATTCTTGTGTTAGGTGTTTGACCTGTTGCATTAGTATTATCTACAGTTTGAAAAGATAAATTTCCTGCCGATCCTTGAATTACATTACCTTTAGCTCCTCTAGTCGTAAAAGTATTAGCCCCATAATCAACATCACAAGAAAAACCTACAAAAGGATAACCGCTGCTTCCCTGCACACCTAAAACTCCATAGTATTGTGCACTTTGATTATTATGGCCAAACTCTACAATATTTCCATTTTGCCTACCAATAAATAAAGCGTCTGTTTGTTTAGTTGTTGTGTCTGCATAATATCTGTCAGCATATATATTTGAGGTAAATGTTACACTGCCTGGAAAAGTCCAATTACCATCTTTATCGTAAGTAGTTAAGTTAAAATCAGCACTTCCACTTTTTCTTGTATAAAACAACAACTCACCTCCACGACTAGTAGCTGCGCCACCTGAAGTTCTACTCCTAATTAAACCTATTCTATCATCAGTACCTTCTGCTGCTGTAGTATTGAAATTAATATCACCTATTATTTGCCCATCACCATTAGTATCTCTTCTAAATGTTTCTGTAGCTACGGTTGAGGATCCTGGGTTTATTGTTAGTACATTTGAAAATGTAGTTCCTCCAAAGCTATTAGAATTTCCTGCTGCTGTTACGCTTGCAGAAAAAGTGCCTGATGTTGCTGATAATGCAGCTATTGTTGTATTTCCAAAACTATTAGAATTACCACTTGCCGTTATGCTTGCTGAAAAACTAGCGCTTGTTCCTGTTATAGCGCCAGTTGAGCCATTAATTATTTGTGTATATGAATTAACAGCTCCGTATGCTAAACCAGTTGCTAAAATATATTGACCAGCTTGTAAAGTACCAGCTAAATTTGCAGTTCCTGATACTCGTAAATAAGTAGCTCCAGAAACTCCAGTAATCATTTCCGTATCACCATAACCCATTATACGAGCAGTGGTAGTAGCACCATTACCCACATATAGCACACCTGATGAAGTTCTTAAATTACCACCTGATGTTATAGCGCCAGTTGTGGTTAATGTGCTATCTATAGTTTGATTGCTTAATAATCTAATTGCCATAAAGAGTAGAATTTACACAAAGATAATCAATTATAGATTACCTTTTATAATTAC